GTCAGTGCATAACACAATCTCGCCTTACTACTATGGAGCGGGTAGCGGGAATCGAACCCGCATCATCAGCTTGGAAGGCTGAGGTAATAGCCATTATACGATACCCGCATATGGTGCCGACTACCGGAATCGAACTGGTGACCTACTGATTACAAGTCAGTTGCTCTACCTGCTGAGCTAAGTCGGCACTGGTTCCTCAAGAGAAATAAAAATGACCGCGCTTTACATCCCCTTCGGAACCGAAGACGGATATTAATAATGCCGGTTCTTTTTTCAATAGAAAACCATGTCAATATTCGTAAATATACGTATGTGTTTTTGTTATTTCTGAATTTTAGAAAAAAACAACATGCGCATTTAACGTACTGCACCACTTTTCGGACACAAAAAAACCCGCCTGGCGACGGGTTTAAGCTGTGTGGCGAAGTGACCACTCTTAACAGAGTATCCAGATTTTTACGATTGTAAACTGCTTTTCATGCATCGTAACGCGATAATCTGACCGCTCTCCCCTGCCTGGCAAGGAAGTATGATGTTTCTGCTAATCGATTTTTTCAGATGTAACATGCCTGTACGCTGCCAGTTTTTTATCAGCGTACTGGACGACATCTTTGATGACGAGTTTCTGCATGACTGAAATAAGGTTATGCATATAACAAAAGTCGGGTAACTTGTTTTTTACTGGCAACCAGATAACATCATTTTTGATTTTTTTATTGCTAACACTATTACCCCAAGAGTATTTATGTGAAATAGATTTATAAATACATGTAATTAGCCCCAAATGAGTAAACATTGTTCTACCATCTTCGTTATTAACATAAAGTCGTAAATTATGACTGTCGTTTGAAAAAAAGTCTCTTTCCTGATAAGTTACAACGAATGTCTTACCACCAATAAAAATACAGTTCCCTTTCTCCAAGAGAGAAGAATCATAGGATATATAAGTACTGACAGAGTTATTCTCACGACTGGCACAAAGATAAGGAATATCTCCGCTGTTTTCTGTGATATCTCTGGACAATATGTTTCTCGTATTGCACACAGAGAATAATTCAGTAACAGGGAAACCTGAAAATTCAACATCCTTAAAGCGCTCCAGAATAAGATGATCTTTTTCCGTGAGTTGGTAATCGCTCAGTCCGGCAGCAACCAGGTATGTTTCCAGCTCTTCTATGTGGGTCGCTTCCAGCTCTTCTATGTACTTTACCATATAATTATATGCAGGAACATTATTAAACGTAGGTATATTTATCTTTACCTTATTGAGAACATTCTCATTAAAAGAGCTACATCCCCAACTAAACGTTGAAAAAGATTTTTTCATCGCTGATATAAGAAAAACAGCAATTCGCGAATTTAACTCTCCATGTCTGAGAGAAAAAATCTTTATTTTATCACCTGTAAAATATGCGCTTTCCTGATAGAACATGGTCGCAGTATCCTGCCCAAAGCTAATTGTATTACCAGGGTTGAGATATGTTTTATCTTCATCTATATATCCTTTTATGCCGTTATTGTTACTTCCTCTCGCAACATAAGGATAGTTGCCATTAAATGTTAATTTATTGGCATTAAATTTCTTTTTAGGTGTCTGAATACTGAACAATCTTCCGATTGTATATTCTTCCCATTTACCACCAGATTTAATAAACTCCCGCTCAAGCTCTGCAAGACGGGAGTTTACCGCTTTTTTTCTGACGCATCACGCCCCTGAAGAAGTTTTGACACTTCCCACGCAAGATAGTCCGCAACGGTCTTTTTAAAATCCTCCAGCGTCGGTCGGGTATCCACGGGCTTTGTCTGATTCCAGTCGTCCCCCCGGAGTGGATCTATCACATCCTCAAAATATTCATCTTCCGTAAATATACTGAGGCGGCTTCTGCCAAAATGCACCAAATCAACAACTTCCTGATAGCGTTCTCTTGCACGATCCACATCCACAAGGTTATTTCGTGCCTTTTTCCGGTTCGTGCGGACATAACCATCATTCGAAAAGTCGATAAACTTCACCGGATGTTTTGAATTGTGCGGCAGTTTCACCTGGAATACATAAACATATGTCTGGACACTTGATTTACCAATAAACAAATCAGCAGGCATTTTTATACTGGCCAGTAGCGTATTCTCCTGAAGTATTTTCTGGTTGTATTCCTTCGCCTTACCTGAACCTGCGGACCCCTGAATAATCACCGCGGCATACCCCCCTTTCATCATTGAAAGAGCCTTCTGCACGAAGATCATACCATTACCTTTCGCTGAATATGGCGGGTTCAGCACGAATGCAGTAGCCGGAAATTTCTCTCCCGATTTACCAAAACCATATCTGCCGTCAAAATCGGCCAGTGAGTCTTTGTTCAGGATGTTGGCGCTGCCATCGCCCATCAGGATCATGTTAAGAATCGCCAGCATGTAAATACTGGATAACACCTCAAGGCCAAGTAGCTGTTCAGCCTTAATTTGCGCCTCTTTCAGTCTGAGCTCATCCGGTGAGTTAATGTTCTCTCTGGCATCAATAAGCATCTCATTCATTGCAGCCACCAGCAACCCGGCAGAGCCCGTGGCAAAATCCCACACATACGAATCCCGGTTAACTCTGGCGAGTCTGGCCAGCAATGTAGCCACATAAGGTGGTGTCAGAACAACATCGTTCAGCTTATCCTGAGTAAACCCTAACCAGCGGTACATCTCATTAAACAGCTTTCCGGTAAAATCGGTCGTCAGTCCGATTTTGTAGTATTCCTCCAGGTCATCAACAACTTTAATAAATACCCGTTTTAACTGACTTTCACCATCGACAGGTTTATTAATATTTTCAGTCCACAGCGTATTCTGCAGAGTACGAAGGATCATATCCTTTTTGGTTTCCGGGACACCCTTTATCGTAAGAAAATTCTTAACTTTTCTGAAAATAATATCGCCATCACGTTCCCCTTCTTCCGTTGAAGATACAAGCTCGCTTTTATCCAATGGGGTAAGTTTTCCGGGAATACCCAGAGTGGCAATAACCGTGGCTACAACAAGATAAACCCGATCACTTTCGCCAAGCCCCTTTTCATCCTGATAAATATCGTTGTTCAGACGGGAAAGTCGAGTGTCTATCTCTTCCTCTTTGCTGGCCTTAATTTTTTCCAGTTCCTCAGGCGGCAGATTAAGGTGCTTTATCTTGTCGATAAATCCGTCAACATTTTTATCCGCAAGGAACGACAGATCAGTGTATTCACCAACCTTTTGTCCGGCCCCTAAATTATTCTTTGATACATGCCACACGCCAATTTCATGATGAAGTTCTCCTGTATCATCATCGCACCAGCCTGTCATACCGATCGCTATAATATCTGAGTAGTTGGTAAACTGGAGAAGTGCGTTGGCATAATGGACTGCGCCATTAACCGCATATCCATTAATGTTTTTAAAGTTCCATTCTTTTCTGGAATCTTTATTCTCGATGATACCGTTACTACCAAGCCGGATAAGCCTGTCCTTATAGCCTTTGTATTCGATAAGAACAGGGTACTGCCTGCCGTATTTGTCCTGAATAAGGAGTTTTACATCGGGACGGTTACCACCTGCGCCGCCATTTTTCGAAAAATAGGCGTCCAGGGCGTTATCTATCTCGCTGTTAAGTGGTGCCTGCTCCAGCCTGTAATCAAGCCCGTAAGATTTAAGCCATGAGTTCGCGAGGTCGGAAATTTGCGGCTCAACCGATTTTACCGTCTTTCTGGATTTACTGGTCGCTGGTCGCTGGTCGCTGGTCGCTGGTCGCTGGTCGCTGGTCGCTGGTCGCTGGTCGCTGGTCTGGCAGCATAGGATCATCCTTTTTCGAAAATCAATGCTTTTTTTTTGGAAAGTACTTAAAAATTATCGTGCTGGCTGAATCAATAACCAGCAAAGGGTATTAAGTGTGGGTGCGTTGAGGATGCCTGACACATCAGAGATGGCGGGAGATTACTTCCCCCGCCTGGTCACTCTTACTCTCCAGATTCGTAGTCTACGAAAACAGCGACCTCCGTCTGGCCGGTTCGGATTCGTACCTCGCAGAGGTCTTTCCTCGTTACCAGTGCCGTCACTATGACGGTTAAACAGATGACGATCAGGGCGATTAACATCGCCTTTTGCTGCTTCATAGCCTGCTTCTCCTTGCCTTTCGGCACGTAAGAGGCTAACCTGATGTTGTCATGCATAGGGAGCCTCAGATTAATGTTAAGCGTCTTGCCGGACGCATAATGTTAACTGGGGCTTTTCTCTATCTGCCTTTTGGTGTTCATGCCTGAGACAGATAGCCTCAAGCACCCGCAACAATTCTACAAAAAATCATCTCAATTTCAATTTTACTGTATTTCTGCAACCGGCCTTCCAGATGAGCCGCGCCCAACATATCTGTCCATTTCCAGTCTGATATCAAGCATCATCAACATCCCATCAACTATCCCTTCAGCCTTTTGCAACAAACGACCAACCCAGCAATCCGAACGACCATGCTTTCGTGCCAGTGCCATGAACGTCATTCCTCTTACGTAATAATCCACCAGCAAATCATGCAAATCACTGTTATTCTTTTTCAGGCGAGCCATGCATCCACAAATGATCATCGCATCATCATCACAACATTGCGGACGTGATTTAACCTTCGAAGGAATAAGCCCCTTGAATCCAGCAGCAATGGATGACCATGTAACATCCTCGTGGTTATTTGCCACCCACGCCCCCCAACGCTCAAGAACCATCTGAATATCACGCATCAGCGCAGTACCTCCTGCACCAGTTTTTCAAACTTACCAACTTTGGTTTCCAGCTCTGCCACACAATCCACCAGCTCATCCACTGCTTTTTGTGCACGATGTTTCGCCTGCATCAGTTCCCTGAGCGCTGGCACCATATCCCGACGAATGGCATCTTTTGTTACACCTGTTTTTTCCAGTTGTTCCGCCTGTCGCAACATTTCCTGTGCCTGTTTACGTAGTTGTTCAGGGGTAAAAGTCATTGTCTGGTTGTTCAAAAGAAACGCTCCATCTTACTGCTGTCAGTTCTTTTATTGCTGTATCTGCGCGGCTGGGGCTGCTGCATTGGGGTGGAAAGAATCTGTGCGCTTTCCTGATCCACAGGCAGAAAATGTCCGTTATAAAAACGCCGGTAAATCGTTCCCAGAGAACCGTTACGTTGTTTCGTGATATTGATTTCTGCGATGCCCCTAGCCTGCGTATCCGGGTTGTACACTTCATCCCTGTAAAGCATTAGAATGATGTCTGCATCCGCCTCTATTTCTCCGGAATTTTTCAGGTCTGAGTTCATGGGACGTTTATTGGGTCTGGACTCCACACCGCGGGAGAGCTGGCTCAGCGCAATCAACGGAAAACCACCGGATTTTGCCAGGCCTTTAAGCCCCTTTGAGATTTCACCCACGGCAAGGTCATGACGCCCCGTGGTTCGGGTTTTTATCAGCCCGAGATAATCAACCACCACCAGCGCCGTTTCCGGATATTTAATCAGGTGGTGTTTCGTTGTTGCGCATATCTCATCAATGGTCAGGTTCGCCTGGTCCACCATCCAGATATTGCGACCGGTCATCCGTCCCACCCCTTGTGAGAAACGCGCCCAGTCTTCGTCTTCAAAGTGAGCGACAGATTTCAGACGTGATACCGGCATTCCTCCAGCCGCAGATACCATGCGCTCACCAATCTGGATGTTCGCCATTTCCATTGTGAACAGAAGAACACCATGCCCCTGCTCAGTCACCTTGTCGATGATATCCAGCGCCAGTTCGGTTTTGCCCATTGACGGACGAGCCGCAATAAATACCAGGTCGCCAGGCTCCATGCCGCCTGTTTTTGCGTCCAGTTCATCAATGCCGGTCATCAGTGTCCTGGATTTCTCCAGTCCCTGATTCCGGCATTCAACACGCTCAACCACTTCCGGAAGCACATCATCAATATGTACCGGCTGAATAACGCCCTTTTCCGTCGACAATGAGGCCATCATGTTCTGTGCATCCTTCAGGGCATCTTCAGCTGCTTCACAGGTATGCGCATCACGTAATTTCTGCAGCGCCTCATTCAGTGTTTTTTCTGCATCACGCAATGCGGCATTGCGCCGCAGCGCTGCAACATAGTGCTCCAGTGACGACTTCACCCAGGTTTTGCGCCCGGTATCAGTAATCACCGGGGCAAGTTCCGGCATCTCATTGCACAGCAGCACAGGATCAATCACACCTGAAACACGGGCCTGTCTGCAGATGCCTGTGTAGATATCCCGATACGCTCGTACAGAAAAAACGTCCGCCGGTAGTGTGGCCAGAATATCCATCACTTCATGATCTGCCCCTCGCAGAAAAAACGCGCCAATGACAGCGCCTTCCAGGTCATCGTTACGCCAGACAGGAGAAGTCATGCTGCCACACCTCTGATACGAGAACGATAGCTGGGCCAGTTAAACGACAACCAGTTGCGTCCCCCGTCTGTGATCCTGTCGGCAATGCGGGGGCTGATGAATGCCCACAACTCTTCCGGTGAAAGGTTGCTGATCAGGATGGTGGGCAGGATGCTTTCGTACCGGGCATTGATAATTTCCTGCAAAATAGCCATTTCAGCCGCGCTGCCAAACTGAACGCCGACTTCGTCGATGATCAGCAAATCCATTGACGCATAATGCTCAATAACTTCATCCGCTGTTTTTTCGCTGTCATTTCGCCAGCAGTTTTTCACAGCACGGGTAAGGCGCATCACATCAGTAATCTCCACACTAGCCAGATGGTTACGGATGATGTGTTTTGCCATAGCCACAGCCAGATGATTTTTTCCGGTACCACAACTGCCTGTCAGAACAAGACTGGTACCGTTAGCCAGAACATCCTCCCAGCTCTCCGCATAGCGGCGGCAGGCAGCAAGATTTCTGGCTGCATCAGAGTTAATCTCCTGATAGTTTTCAAACTCACAGTCGCGAAACCTACAGGCAACACCAGCATTCTCAATCAGCACATCAGCTTTCATTGCAACCAGAGTCCGATGTGTCACATCCATTTCATCCACCAGACACTCCGGACAGCGGGAAATTTTTGAGACAGCGCCCCCCTGCCGATCATCCCACACCAGTATATGCGTACGATATTTACCGTGTTTTTCGCAGCATCCAACCCCTTCAGATTCCCGACAGGCACGGTAAGGCCATGGCTTTTCGCCATTCTGAGCAAATGCAATCTCTGCCCGTAACTCATCCATTCGCGCCTGTAGTCTTGTTTGTTTCTCACGTTGGTCAATCGTCATCATCGCTGTCACCTCAGAATGTCAATTTGTTACTGGATTTACCGAATTTGTCAGACATGGCTCCCAGGCCAGCCAGGACATCGACCTGTCGCTGTCGCCCACCTCCGTGAGCGGCTGGCTGTTGCCAGGTATCATCAAAATGACGATCGGGGCCAAAGAACGTCGCTGCCTGCTTCACGAACTGTGTGCCGGTATTTCCTGTAGCACGTACCCAGGCGGCATACCGCTTCACGCCATCAAGCATGCTCTCCGGTTTTATTCCCTCCCTGATACGTGCTTTCCAGGCTTTGAAGGCTGCTGACTTGGAATTGCCACCAGCACGTTTGGGATATTCCTGCCATGCCTGTTCAAATTCCGGTGAATATTCCAGTCGGGCAGAACGCGCTGGTGCAGACGCGTCAGCGGATGCGCCAATAGTTGATTCATTGACTGGTTCTTTGACTGGTTCAAAAGAGTGACTGGTTCTGGGTGAATCTCCTGCACTACCCCCTGGTGCAACTCTTACACCACCTGGTGAATTTGCTGCACTAGGTAGTGAATTATTTGCACTACCACCTGGTGAATCTTTTGCACCATCAAGACGAAGAAGATAAATATTGCTCGAGTTCCCTTTTTCACCTTTCCGGGAAACTTTTTTTACCAGTCCGGATTCACAAAGAGCCGTAATATGATTCATCACAGAACGTTTGCTAATCTCGCACTGATCAGCAATATGCTGATAGCTGGGCCAGCACTCGCCCTGATCGCTGGCATTATCAGCCAGCTTAATCAGAACCAGTTTTCGCAACG